CCTGAAATACATTTCGTGGTTTACGACACATCTGATGGTGAAGAGACTAAAATAGTTATAACAAAAAAAGAAAAAAACATAAAACGATAATATTTATCATAAAAAAATAAACTTAAATAAAAAAATAAAAAATGGCTGATTTATTAATGAAAATGCCGGTTCCTTATGAACCGAAAAGGCAGAACCGATTTATACTAAGATTCGATAGTTCATTAGGTATTAATGAGTGGTTTGTAGAATCTGCAGCAAGACCATCTATTAAGATTGCGGCTACGGAGATTCCATTCCTAAACACATCAACTTACGTTGCAGGTAGATTTAATTGGGACCCTATCTCAGTTAAATTCAGAGACCCTATTGGCCCATCGGCATCACAAGCACTAATGGAATGGGTACGTTTATGTGCTGAATCTGTAACAGGTCGTATGGGGTATGCCGCAGGATACAAAAAAACTACCGAACTTGAAATGCTTGACCCTACAGGTGTTGTTGTTGAAAAATGGCAGTTGGATGGCACATTCCTTACAGACGTATCTTTCGGTGACTTGGGATATTCTCAGGATGGTTTAGTAACTATTACCGCATCACTTAGAATGGATAGATGTGTATTATTGTACTAATTTAAAAATTGTTTTGAAAATGAAAGTCCTCATTTGGGGACTTTTTCATTTATTTTGGTTTTATCTTTAGTATATTTTTAACAAAAAAATATGGATATATCGCAATCTTACGGACAACAAAACTTTTCACTACCACATGACGTGGTGAAATTACCTTCAGGGGGAATCTTTTATAAATCGAAAAAAAAATCTGTCAAAATAGGATATCTTACCGCTTCTGACGAAAACATATTGTTGAGTTCAATCAACAATAGGGCGAAAGATAGTACTGTTATGTCACTGATAAGAAATAAAATGTATGAACCAGATATCAAACCTGAAGAACTATTAACGGGAGATATTGAGGCTATTCTTATCTTTTTAAGAAATACTTCTTTTGGACCCGAATACACTATCACACTAACAGACCCCACAACAGGTAAACCTTTTACAAGTACGCTTTTATTAGAAGAATTAACAATTAAAAGGGCGGAACATTTACCAAATGAAGAAGGATATTTCGAAGTTAAACTTCCAAAAAGCGGATTGGATGCTAAGTTAAGACCTTTAAATTTGGGGGATACCATTGAACTTGAAAAGTTGGCAGAACAATATCCTGATGGTTTGGTGGCGCCTAAGGTCACTTGGAGACTAAACAAACAAATTGTTGCATTAAACGGTAACGAACAAAGAGACTATATTGCTAAACAAATAGAAACTTTGCCAATCATGGATTCAAAATTCATTAGGAATTTTTTGAATGAAAATGAACCAAGTTTGGACTTACAAAGACAAGTAATCGCCCCGTCAGGAGAAAAGGTTTTGGTAAACATTTCCTTCGGGGTTGACTTTTTTCGCCCGTTCTTCTGAGTATAGAAAGAACTTAATCGACCAATATTATTATTTGGCGAAATACTTACACATTTCTTATTCCGATTATTTAATAATCCCCTCGTTTATGAGAAAGTATTTAATTGACAAGATTGTCGAAGATAATACCCCCAAAAATTGAGGGGTTTTATATTTATCTAAAAATACGATTATATGCAATCAAATGACCCAAATTCGGCCGCTGCGGCATCATCAGGTGCTGAAAGAGCATCTCCCTCGATTTTTGACATCAAAAGTTTAAGTACCGAATTAATCGCCTTATCGACAAGAGTCTCCAACGTACTTACACCTCTTACAGAACTGGAGAGGGCAGGAGAACGTCTGACTCAAACCTTCGGATATCTCGGTGATAAAGTCACTGAAATGGAAAATGCCATCAATGGTTCCGCTGAGGCTATTTTGATGGTTTCTAAAAATGCGATGACATTTGAGCAGGCTATGAAACGAGCGTCAGACATACAAGTAGAAATTTCTAAAGCAACAAGTCGTAATTTGATATCTAATTCAAAAATTATAGGTGAATTAGAACTTGCATCACAAGCGACAGAAACCTCAACACAGGCTTTGGCAACTAATTTCATGGCGGCGGGTTACCAATTGACATCAGTTAAAGATGAAATGGAAACAGTCGCAAAAACCGCACAAAAACTTGGAGTTAACGTAGGAGCGGTAGCACAGGGTGTAGTTTCCAATATGAAATTGATGAATGTCTACAATTTCCAAACGGGTATTGAAGGTCTTGCAAAAATGGTTTCGAAGTCCTTAGTTTTAGGTGCTAATATGTCAAATGTTATGAACATCGCCGAAAAGGCATTTGACCCTGAACAGGCGATAACACTTGCAAGTGATTTACAAAGATTAGGTGTTGTGACTTCAGATTTATTGGACCCTTTGAAAATAATGGATTTGGGACAAAACAACCCCGAGGAATTATTAAATCAAGTCAAAAATATAACAAAAGGTTTAGTTGAGGTTGATGAACAAAGCGGAAAAGTAAGAATCTTACCAGGTCAACAATTGGCCTTGAGAAATATTGCTGGTGCTCTTAATATGACAAAAGAAGAGTTGGCTGAAATGGCAATCAAAACGGGTGAACTCGATTACAAAATGAGTAGGATAAAATTCTCACCTGAAATCTCAGAAGAGAGTAAAGAGATGGTTGCCAATCTCGCCCAATTTGGAGAAGACGCTAAAGGGACTAAGGGGTTTGTTGTTACACTCAAAGATGAAAAGACAAATCAACCAATACAAAAATTAGTAAGTGAACTCAAAGATAGAGATATAAAACTTTTAGAAAAACAAAGTATCCCAAAAACCTTGGAACAGTTGGCTGAGGACCAACTCACCGTTTCTGAACGAATGTTAAAGGCCTTGGAATCACTCGCCTCTACACCTAGAGCCACTGCGGCTCAAAGTAAAGAGGGTAGAACTTATAAAGCAACCGCAGAAGAATTTACCAAACTAATTGGTGATGAAAGTCCTACCAACAGTGTTAGAAATGAACTGATAGATGGATTTGGAAAGGTGACAGAGAAACTACAAGAGGGAAGTGCGGATGCGTTAACAAAAATTATGGCTCTATATCAAACAGATACGTTGAACCTAAATTCGGCCGAAACAATTCTCAAAGAGTTGGGAGACACAATTTCTGGGCCTCTAAAAAATATTATGAAAACCGCAGGTGGTGCTTTTGCTCAAGCGAAACTTACCGCGCAATACGCCGTAACTGGAGGTACTCAATCACCCCCACCACCGGCTCCACCACCTGTTGTGACACCCCCTTCGCCACCACCGTCACCAAGAACAACAACTAGTACAACAGGAGGAAATGCTTTCGACCAAATACTGGATTTATATAGAAGAGGATTACAAAATCCTCAACCACAGAACCAACCTCCAGTGGTAGTACCACCAAGAGAAAATGTTAATGAACCACCTATTGTTCCTGAAAGAACGAGGACTGGTGCCGAACTTATTAATCCTCAATTACCAACCAATGGTGTGGATGTAAGAAACATGAACGACTTTGCATCAATTTTCAATATCGATTCAATAAATGAAACCTCAATTGAAAACACAACAAAGATAACAGATAAGTTAAGTGAGGTCAAAAATTCATTCATTACGTCTATGGGTTCAGAAATGGTGGCTCCGAGTGAAACTGAGACAAATACCTTCAATCCTGAAAAATTATACGCTGCAGAATTTTCTAAAATTGCTGAAACTTATAAACAAGCTTTTGCCGAAAATAAAAAATCAGAAATACCAAAAGAGGTGCCAATAACCATCGGTGACGGTCTTATAGGACCTGATGGAGGTTTAATTGTTTCAGGTCAAAAAGGGACTTATTCATTGGACAAAGAGGATTATGTTATTGCGGGTAATTTTGATAAACCAAACACCTCGGTTAAAAACGATGATGATATAAAACCGACCATCGAAAAACCTTCGATTACCAATATAGAAATCCCAAAAGAATTTAAGATATCCAATGTAGACGATTTGGCCAATTTAGTGGACATAACTCCATTGAAAGATACTTTACAAACAAATAACAATCTATTACAACAAGGTTTTTCTAGTTTAGATACCACATTAAAAAATGAACAAAAAGATGTGGTATTAAATCCTAATATTGATGTTGAATCACCCAAACTACCTGAAGTAGTATTGAATGGTGTGCCATTCCCTGAGACTATTAATATCGGAAATGTTGATAGTTTCTCACAAGTGTTTGATAACAAATCTGTAATTGACGCTCTTTCATTGCAAGATAATAAATT